TGACCCTTCGCAGGCTCCAGAAACGGCAACTCAATCTTCGCCTGCAAGTTGGTCGAAGCGCCGAACGAACCTAGCGTGCCGTCATTGGCCACGATCATCAGAAAGGGATTGCCGCCCTGCCAGATGGGGTCATCGAACGATCCCGGAACCGTCTCCATACCCCCCGGATAGAGCGCCGCGATCTGCTCAAGCGTGTAGGACTGATCCGCGCCGGTCGAAACGCCGAAGAAATCCCCCTCCACGTCCGTCCAGCGATCCAATTCCCAATTATAGCACCACAGGCGCCGGGGCATGGCCCAGATGACCAGCTTGCGAATCGGGTCAACCGCGACCGACACATCGGCTTCTATGTCCGCCGTCGAATATTGGCCGAAGAAGGTCGCATCAACCTTGTTCGCCCCGATCATCTGGATTTCGCCATCGGTGAAAGCCATGAAGCCGCGCTGACTGATGAAATAGACCGTCCTGCCTACCTGAGCGAGTGAACGAGGCGCGATGCACCCCACGCCCTGGCTGATCTTGTCGAACTGATAGATCAGCGGGGTTCCGACATATTGCCCGCGCCAGATTTGCTCGCGCTGGAACACCAGCATATATTCGCCGCCAGCAAGCCCGGTGACTTCACCTCCATCGGGAATGACCTGCAAGTCCGACTGATCCGTCCCGACCGTCCAGCCTTCGGCATTGTTGATCGCGGACCAGTAAACCGTCGAGTTGGCGCTATCGACGCCTGCGATAACCACGAAATCCTTGACCGTGGTGATGAATTTTCCGTTCGGAGGCGTGCCGCCCAAGAGCGCCGCCGTGCCCGCTCCTATGTCATATTTGACAGGCGCGGCACCCTGTACGGCGATGACCAAATCCCCGAACTGCGCAAACTGCCATTTGTTCGTATAGGTGTCAGGGTATTCCTGTATCCAGCCAGAAGTGGCGTCGTAGCGATAGAGTCCGGTATCGGTGCCAGCCAGCAATACGACAGTCCCGTCGATGCCGACGAACGAGCGGCCGCCTTGCCATGCCGGAGTGACCCCTAGCGGCGTCGTGACAGCGGAATAGGCTTTGACCGGGCTGTACCCCATGGGGGTCGCGAAGACGTTGCGCGCCACGACAAGACCGTCATGGGCGTGCGGAGGCTGATCAGGTAGCCACGGCCCGAGCTTCACGGCTGCGCCACCCATTCAGGAACAGGCGGCGTTTCGAGCGTCCATTCCTCGTCCACCACATAATCGTCAAGCGCATAATAGCTGGAGAAATAGACGCGTTCATCCTCCTGGCTTGCCCATGAGCCAGAGGGGGAGGGTTGCGCTTCCCAGGGCATGGATTAAGCCCCCGTGTATCCGGTCGCGTTGACAAACACCCCGCCCGTCACCTGGGTCAGAGTGACGACTTCCATCAGCGTGTTGGCCGTTCCCTTGAGCGGCGGATCGAACTCGATGGACGCCGCCGATGTGCTGTCAACCGCTGCGGTCTGGAGCTTGCCGCGCCACAATACCGTTCCACCCGCGCCGTCGCGGATAGCCAGTTCGGTTGCCGCGCCGAGCGTGTCGTGCGCGATGGTCAGAGTCTTCAAATAATTGCGGACCGAAGCCCCGCCAGCCGCCTTGATCGTAACCGCCGTGGTCGTATTGGCGATGCCCCCCGAGGCCGCCGCATAATTCCAGAAGGTGGACGAAAGGCCGGATTGCACGGCGATGCCGTTCGTATCGCCGCGCTGCCTGTCGAGCGTCGACCCGTTGCAGACATAGTTAACGGAATTGACGAACATACCTACGGCGGCGGTCGTTACGGCATCTGAGCCGTTCGACCCGAGAGACGAGAGGTTGCCGTTGCCATCGCCAAGCTGGACATAGCCCATGCCCTTTGCGTTGATCTGCCAGTTGCCGCGCTGGCCGTTGGTGAAGGTCGGGAGCGCGCTGCTGTAAAGGCCGCCAACTTTGACCGGATTGCCGCTATCGGTTGCGGCGGAAGCTACACTTCCCTGAACAGCGGTAGGGTTCGACGTTGGTCCGATCGGGTCGCCGTTGGCGTCACAGGGGACAATCTTCCCGATCACAACGGAATCGCTGCCGCTCGTGACCGTCACATCCTTGGTTGCGACCATTAAAAATACTCCGCTGCTACGGTGTCAGTGAGGTTGCCGCGCTTCCTGCGCGCTTCGTGGGCGTTGATTTCAGCGATGATGCCCTCGACCTTGCTGTTGATCCCCATCGCCCGCTCATCGTTCCAGCCGCGCAATTCGGCTTCCACGAGAGCACCATAGAGGTAGAGGTCGGGGTGCTGCTCCAGCAGCCAGTTGGTGGTGTTCACTTCCGACAGTGCCGCAAGCGTGCGCACATAGGTCATGGTGAGGGTGTAGCTTGTGTCCGGCGCAGGGCCGAGATTGATCGCCCCGCCGAAGATCGCGAAACTCTCAGGGCGGGCTGCGGTGGCCTCGCTCCATTTGGTTTGGAAGTCATCCGCTGAAAGCTGGCGGAGCGGGGGGAAGTCATCGATCCGCAGCGACAGCGCGCCCTTGTAGTCGGTTGGCATGGGAATGGAGGCATCAGCCGGGATCGCCGCCGTGCCTTCCTGATCCACGCTGGACAGGCGGCGATTGAAGGAAGCTTCGGCCAGGCGAATGAACTCGGGCGCCATGCTTTCAAGGCTGGCGTCGTTCATGCGATCGACAATTGCCGCGACCAGATCGGAATAACTGTCGAGCGCCATCAGAATTTCACTTTCCGGACCCGGCGCGCCTTGGGCAGTGATCCGCCCTTGACCCCATCGCCGTCATGGTCGAGGGCGTGAACCCGCTCGAACTCGATATTGTTGGAAAGGCGGCGGATAGCTTCCGCATCGGTCACTTCCGCAGGCTCATGGCCGTGAAAGGTCACACCATAGAGCGCGATCATCTCGTGCCCGTTGGTATAGCGTCCGATAAAGCGAAAGCGCACCGCCGCCTCCATGGTCAGTCTACCATCACGTAGAAGACGACGACCTTCAGGATGCCTGTGCCGCCCGCGTTCGCAGCAGCGTTCACCAGACCCGAGATATAGGTCTCAGCCGCGAACTTCTTGAAGCCAGCGTCCTGGATGATGTTGACGAACGGGTAGTAGATGCCGGCCACAGGACGGAACTGTGCGACCGCATCGCCGTCCATCACGCCGAAATTGCCGAAACCATCCGTGTCGGCGGCGTCCGTGCCGTTGGCTTCCCACCCAATATCCAGGTCGAAGGCTTCCGTACCGGTGTCGATGTCGGCGCCTTGCAGGAAGCCGCCGATGACGGTGGCGCCAGCGGGAACCTTGCAGAAGCGAATGACATCGTTCTGCGAAGGGTTGGCCGCGAGGTTGTAGGTGCCCCATGCGACATGAAGCAGATTGGCCGGGCCGGGCGAGCCGACCGGGTAGGTTGCAACGGCATGAGAGCCAGTCAGAGTAGCCATGCTATGTTGTCCTTCTAAAAAGAGAAGGGCGAGCCGAAGCCCGCCCTAAAGAGGTCAGCCGATTTCAGCCGCCGAAGTGATCGACGGGGTGGCCGCGCCGGTGGTGGCGAAATAGCCCGTGACGACGCCGTGATCCTTCAGATCGTCGGTATCGCCCGTGCCGCTGCCGAAGATGATCTTGCGGACGCCATAGATGCCGCTGACCTCGACGCCGTGCTTGTCGCCATAGTCGAACTCTTCGGTCGTGGTCTTCCAGCGCCGCGCCCATGCAATCGCCAAGGCCTGCGCACCGCACAGATAGGCCGGGGTGACTTCCGCCGTGCCGCTCGCGCCGATGTTCGGGTAGATCGGAATATCGTCCACTTCCTTGACGATAGCCCCATTCCACGCGATGTCGCCGCCCTCGAACAGCTTGGATGCCTCCATCTGCACAACGGTGTTCGCGAGCACTTCGGTGTCGATGCTGTCCCGCAGATTCTTGAAGGCGTGCGGGTTGGCATAGACGATGTAATAACGCTTGCCGTTGCCGGGATCACGCATCGGGCGGATTTTCGGGCTGGCCGTCTTGGCCTTCAGGATCATCGCATCGAGCGCGGTCACGTTGAACAGGTCGTTCGTGGTGTCGAGCTGGGCGAGGTCCGCCGAAAGATCAGTGCCCGAGCCGACGCCCGCACCGAAATGCACGCGGTCGGTATTGTCCACCAGCCACGCGTCACCGATGGCGGCGGTGCGCGACAGGAAGGCCGTGCCGTTGAGCGAACCCAGGGCCGTGATGACCAGATCGCGGGTATCCTTGCTCGACCAGGTTAGCAGCGAGGTCCGCGCCGCGTCACGCAGCGAGATAGCCGAACGCTGTTCGCTCATCTCTGCGACACGAACCGCGTTGCGGCGCTTGTCCACATAGATGCGCATCGAGCGGGAGGCGAGGTCTTCCTCATTGCCTTCCAGAACGGTCGTCCCGGTCGTTGCCGCGTTGGTCAGGTCGTTGACAAGCGCGATGGTGATCGAGTCACCCGCCTTCTTGGAAAGGTCTTCCTTGACCTGAATAACCGAGGCTTCGTCGGTGCCCATGACCGCCTTGAAGCCGTCAAGGAACTGGTTGTACTGAACGAAGAACTTGTCTTCCCACTGCTGGACGACAAGGCCCGTTGCCGGAGTGGTGTCCGCCATGTGAATTTCCTTCTAGGGGAGGGGCGGCGTCTCACGACGCGAAAACCCGAGGGGTGAAGTTACCTCCGGAAAATGTCGTCCAACGATGTCGGGCCAGCCCATGCCGGGCCAGACCGCGAACCGCGTGACTGTTCATTGACCAGAGAGGTAGGGACTTGGGGCTTGTTCAGGCCGAGTTCCGCCATGATCTTCTCGCGAACCTTGGCTTCCATGTCTTCCATGGAGGGGCCGGGCTGTCCGTAGCTCTTGGCCTCCAGAATGCGTTGAGCGGCGTTATAGGCAAACTCTGCCGGATTGGGCGCCGCCTTAAGTTCCTGGAGAAGAAAAGGGTTCTGCTGAACCGCTGCCTTGAAATGTTCGACCTTCTCGTCGTAATCAGCCCACTTCGTTCGCGCGATCTCTTCCGCTACGTTCACACGCATGGTGAGCATCTGCATTTCGGTCTGAGGCTGTAGGCGCTGCATCACCTGCTGGGCAATAATCTCCAGCGGGTCTTGCTCTTCCTGTTGGCCCCGTGCCTGCTGCTGCTGCGCGAACCAGGCGTCATACTGTTGCAGACGCTCTTCAGCGGCCTGCCGTTTTGCCCGTTCGTCCTTGAGGGCGGCGATAGGAATATGAGACTGTTCTGGTTCGGAAGCCGGCGGCGCTTCCTGCTGTTCCGTTTCCGGCTGTTCGCCCGTATCCTTCGGCGCGAATCTCCCTGCTTCGTCGCGTGGCTGCCCTATCGTTTCAGGCTGCGTTGCGTCCTCTGCCGGTGTCTCGTGGCTGAAAATACTCTCCAGTGACGTGTCTTCGTGTTCCATGGTGCCCTCATCTTCGACCGCTGCGGCGTCGTCCCGGATCGACCGTTATGGCGTCGTCCCTGATGTTCGCCCGATGCCCCGGCGGCGGGTCCGTCTGTCTCGCGACGATGGAATAGGGTTAAGCGGCCTGGCCCGTCTGTGCGGCCCACATGTCCGCAGCGATCCCGGCGCGCTTGGCTTCGGCGCTGGCGATGTTCTCCACAGCCTCGCTCTCGGTCTTCTGGACCTCTGCCTGAGCGCCGCGCATCTGCAATTGCTGCATCATCTGCTGCTCGGGGGACGGCTGCGCAGCCTGCTCCTTCATCTTGCCCACGATCTCGAGCAGCTTGTCCTTGTCCCGCAGGCTTGATGCCGTGATCAGCAGTTCCACCGCTTCAGGTGGCAACTGCGTCATGCTCGGCAGCATCTTGGTCAGCATGTCGAACTGCTCGGCCTGAACGGTCGGCGTGTCCATGCCTTCATCAAGGATGATGTCGACGTCCATTTCCGCGACGTTGTTCTCGACATCCATCGGCATCGCAGCCATGGGATCACGCGCCAGCAAGGACA